TAAGAGAGCTGTAAGGAATTTAGTCCAAACTATAGATGGAGAAAGACCTTTTCAATCTAATCTTGGTACAGATGTGACTAGATCTCTATTTGATTTTGTTGATTTTGGTACTGCGAGTATCATAACTCAGCAAATTTTTGATGTTTTAAGAGGATTTGAGGATCGTATAGCAAATACTCTTGTAAGAGTAGACCCCAGACCAGACGAAAATACATTTGAAGTGTTTATTTCATATGATATTGTAGGTCAAAGCTTTCCAAGTCAATCATTTGACTTTATGTTGGAATCATCTAGGTAATAAAAAATGCCATTTACTAAATTTACTAACTTAAATTTCGATCAAATTAAGGAATCTGTCAAAGATTACCTAAGAGCTAACTCTGATTTTAAAGATTTTGACTTTGAAGGGTCAAATATGGCGATTATAATTGATATTTTAGCGTATAATTCGTATATAACTGCATTTAATAGTAATATGGTTGCTAATGAATCCTTTTTGGACTCAGCAACACTAAGAGAAAATGTCGTTTCTTTAGCTAGAAACATAGGATATGTACCAAGATCACGAAAATCTGCTGAAGCAGTGGTTGATTTTGAGTATAAATTCAACGGAGACAGTAATACTATCACTTTAAAGAAAGGTTTAGCGTTAGTTGGTGCTGTAAATAACACAAGTTATACTTTTTCTATTCCAGAAGATGTCACAGTTAACAGTCCTTTGGATTCTGGAGGAGTAGGTGGTAATAATTCTCCTAGAACTGGAAAATTTTCTGGGTTAACAGTGTATCAAGGCACACTTTTAACTAAAAAATTCATTGTAAATGGTAGTTCTGACCAAAGATTCATTCTTGACAACTCATTTATTGACTTAGATTCGCTTAGAGTCGAAGTTAGGAAGTCTGGATCGTCTGGAGGACTGGCATTTTCTAGAGTTGACAATATTATTGAGGTTACTCCTGTCTCAAATGTCTTTTTAATACAAGAAATTAAGAATGAGACCTATGAATTGCTCTTTGGAGATGGTCTTTTTGGTAAAAAACTAGAAATTGGAGATGTAATTGATATTTCTTACATTGTAACTGATGGTAAAGACGGAAATGAAGGTAAATTCTTCACTTTTTCTGGAAATATGGTAAATGATGCAGGAACTTCTATTGCATCTACAAATAATGTACAAGTAATTGCCACTCAAACCGCTAGAAATGGTACTGATATCGAACCAATTGACTCAATACGATATTTTGCACCTAGAATGTACTCCGCACAGAACAGAGCAGTTACACCAAGGGACTATGAAGCAATAATTCAGTCAATTTATCCAAATACGGAGTCTGTTTCTGTTGTTGGAGGTGAAGAATTAGATCCTCCTGAGTTTGGAACTGTAGTTTTGAGTATAAAACCTAAAAATGGTACATTCTTATCTGATTTTACTAAACAAAACATATTAAACAAACTAAAACAGTATGCAATCGCTGGAATCAATCAACGAATTGAAGATTTAAAGATTTTGTATGTAGAATTAGAGTCTTTTGTCTATTATAACAACAGTATTACTGATGATCAAGACCAACTTAAGGCAGAAGTCATCACATCTCTTACTGAGTATGGAAAATCTAGTAATTTAAACGCATTTGGTGGTAGATTTAAGTATTCTGAGTCTCAACGAATTATCGATCAAACAGATCCAGCAATTACTTCCAATATTACGAAGGTTACTATTCGCAGAGACCTAAAAGCACTTATAGATCAGTCTGCTCAGTATGAATTATGCTTTGGTAACCAATTTAATGTAAAACCAGGCGGTGGAACTATCAAATCTACTGGATTTAGTATTAGTGGTATTGAGGGTGAGGTATATTTGACCGATATACCAAGACCTAATAATCTAATAGGTGATATTGCTGTATTTAAACCTGCTGTATCAGCAACAGAGGATCCAGTAGTTGTTGTTGGGTCAGCTGGTATTGTAGATTATATAAAAGGTGAAGTAATACTCAATACTATCAAAATTTCATCAACAGTTAAAGATAATAACATAGTTGAAATACAAGCGTTCCCAGAATCTAATGATATTATAGGATTAAAGGACATTTACCTTAATTTGGACATATCAAATACAGAAATAAATATTGTTAGAGACACAATATCTTCTGGACAGCAAATTTCAGGTATAGGATACAAAGTTACCTCTAGTTACTCTAATGGATCGCTAATCAGACAGTAGAATGATCGAAACATACTCTCCCTTAAGTCCTAGGGTAAAAACTTATCAAGTCGTTAGCGAAATAATACCAGAATTTGCTAAATCAGAGAATCCTCTGTTTGAAAAATTCCTAAGACAGTATTATATCTCTCAAGACTTCCAAGGAGGACCTGCAGACATTGCGGAGAATATTGATGCGTATATTCAAGTTGATAATTTAACTACTGATGTAATAAGAGGTTCAACTACTCTTGTTGGCACTATTTCAAGTACAGATACTACTGTAACTGTTGATAGTACTGATGGATATCCACAAAAATACGGTCTTTTTAAGATTGATGATGAAATATTCAGTTATTCTGGTATAACTACAAATAGTTTTACTAATGTTTGGCGTGGTTTTAGTGGAATCTCTACATTTTCCAAACAAAACGACCCTGAGGAGTTAGTATGGGAAAATACTGTTGCTGGAGTTCATACTAGTGGTGCAAATGTTCAAAATCTTAGTTCTTTATTCTTAAAAGAATTTTATAGAAACTTAAAAGCAATGTATGCTCCTGGTTTAGAAGGAGTAACGCTTTCACCTCAATTAGATGTTAGTAATTTTATAAAAGAGGCAAGAAGTTTATATGAATCAAAGGGAACTAACGCATCATTCAAAATTCTCTTCAAAGCACTCTTTGGAGTTGATCCTAAAATTAATGATTTAGAAAAATTCCTAATAAAACCTTCTTTTGCAAATTATTTGCGTAGAAAAACAGTTTCTGTAGAATTAATATCTGGAAATCCTCAAGCATTAGTTGGTCAGACACTTTTTCAAGATAATGACCCAACAAACCCTGAATTAAACGCAGCATCAGGTCCTATTTCTGAAGTATCACTAATCAGAGACGATTATTTCAAACTTTCTCTGTTTACAGGTTTTGATGAACGAGGTTTGACTGATGGTACCTTCTATGTGCCTGGTAGAAGTCAAAATATCGGAACAATTGGTATTGGTGCGTCTGTTATTACCGTAGACTCTACAATTGGGTTTTCTAGCATTGGTACAATCAAAGTTGGTGAGATAGGAACCTCTTTTTATCAAACATTTGACTATGATGCAAAAAGTATCAATCAATTCTTCAATGTTAGTCCTCCAGTAAGTGTACCAATACCAAATAACAGCACAGTATCTACTTTTAACATTGTTTACGGATATGAGGAAGGAGATCCTACTAGAAAGGTAGAAATGCGTCTAACTGGCGTACTTTCTAAATTTAATACTGCTAGACCTCTCCGAAATTTAAAATCTACCTCGGATATTAAAGTAAAAAACTTAGGAAGGTATGTTGCTAACCCAAATATCAATAAAAGTTACGAAGAGGTATTTTTTAACAGTTGGATTTACAATACTTCTACCAGATACCAAATTTCCAATTTTTCAGGATCTACTTTTATACTTTTGGGAGATATTCAAAAAAGTAGTTTAAAAGTTGGTGATAAAGTTGAATTGTTGCGTAGAAATAGTGAATTAGTTGTTGCTCCTCTATTAACAGTCACTAGTATTGATGTAACTGCTAAATCTGTTAGTGTTGATGGTACTCTTGGTACTCTTGACCCTCTTTTGTTCTATGACTTCCGAAGATTGCAAAATAAAGTAAAATCTTCTGTTGTTCCAGTAAGAGGTGGGCAAGATCAGTTATTAACAGATATTAATAACACATATATTGTAGATGAGTCTAAATCAGCGTCAAGTAAGCGAGAGGGTTTTGTTGCTTCTAGTTCTCTTCCTAGTTACACTATAATTTCCGATAAAATTCATGCGGAGTTGATAAATCCTTCTTTTGCTGGTGGAAACTGGGAAGGATATGATAGTGTAGAAAACAGATACAGTATTATTGCATTTCCTACAAATGTTCCATTTGAGACTGGAGATGAGATCATATATGCTCCAGAACCAGGAACTGAAGTTATTGGTGCGTTAGATGCACCAAGTTATTTTGTAGAAGTACTAAGTGCAAAAAATAAAATAAAATTATATCGATCTCGTTCTTTTATCAAAGCAAATTTACCATCATTCTTTACTGCACCTACTTCTGCTACAGGTACGCATGATTTTATACTTGCTAGTCAAGGAAAAAGAGAAATATTCCCTGCGAGACCTATAAGACGATTTATTTTAGAGCAGCAACTTAAGAGTGGTAAAGAAGGTCAAACTACTTCCGAACTTACTGTAGATGGTAATACTGCAATGCTTGTAAATGGTATTGAGGTATTAAATTATAAAGGTGCGGACTCACTCTTCTACGGTCCTGTCAAAACTTTAAATGTTCTAAACAGTGGTTTTGATTATGATGTTCAAGCACCTCCAAATATTAATATTAGTGATGAAACTGTTAGTGTAGCAAATACTGCAGGTGCAGTTCCAGTTTTAAGCGGAATTGTAACAAGTGTCGTTATTGATCCATTTGATTATGATCTTGAAAAAGTTATTAGTGTAGAAATATACGGTGGTAATGGTAGCGGTGCTGTTGGTAGAGCATTATTAGAAGAAAGATTTAGGCAAGTATATTTTAACGGTATTAGCACCAGTCTACAAGGTAATGTTAGTGGAACTTATAATTCATTCAATCTTGATAAAGCACATAATTTTATAACTGGAGATAGACTTGTATATGATAATAATGGTGGTGAGAACCTTGGTATTGCTACAACAGGAGGAATTGCTGATTCATTAACATTATTCAGTGGTCAGGATTATTATATTAATGTTATTAACGCAACAGATTTTACTCTTCATAATAATAAGCAAGATTCGATTGTTGGTGTTAATACAATTTTAATTGATGAAAATGCTGCTTTACTTAACGGAGGTCTTCATATTTTCCGTACTTTTGATAAAAGACTTACTATTAGTAGAATTAGTTTAGAAAATTCTGGTTCAGGTTACGCAAATAGAACTTTGCTTATTAAACCAGTTGGAATTAATACTTTTAATGATTCTATTGAGTTTGTTGATCATGGACTCTCTGATGGAGAAGTGGTTGAATACGAGAATGGTGCGAATGCCATCGTAACAGGTCTCAGTACAACAAAACAGTATAAAGTACTAAAGATAGACAAAGATAAGTTTAGACTTGCTGAGGCAGGTAATAAGGGTGATAGAGAAACATTAGACACAAACTATAATAACCGTCAGAATGTGTATCTAGATTCTGATGGTGCTGGAAGCGGATATCACACTATTAAATATCCTCCAATTGTATGTAAAGTTAAAGTATTAACTAAAAATCAACAACAAGAAGAACCTACCGCAACTCCAGTTGTTAGAGGTCAGATTGATGATATTTTAATATACGATCATGGTGCAAACTATGGATCTAAAATCTTAAATTTTCCAAATCCACCTATTGTTAATATTCCTACAGGACAATTAGGTCAAATTGGTCTTGTTGTTTCAAATGGTACTATTACTGATGCATTTGTTGCAAATGGAGGAAGTGGTTATGTAGGACCTCCTGATCTTACCGTTGTTAGTGCAGCGACAACAGCAACTGGTGCTATTTTAAGATCTATTGTTAGTGATGCTGGAAAAATTACAGATGTAAAAGTAATATCTGGTGGTATTGGATATGCAGCAACTAATACAAGTGTTAATGTTACACCTGTTGGTCAGGAGTTTAAGGCAGAAGCGACTGTAAGGTCTCTTACTGTTAATAAGGCGTATCGCTTAGATTCACCTGAATTAGACTTCTTACAACCGATTGGAGAGGGTTTAGCGGTTAATGTTGTCGGATATGGTAACTCTATTAGGAACTTCTTCGATGATGATGGAACAGGTCACTCTCCTGTCATTGGTTGGGCGTATGATGGAAATCCAATTTACGGTGCTTATGGATTAGTTGAAATTGATAATATTCAGTCTGATGTTAAGAAGATGGAATCTAGTTATGAGATATCAGCAACTAATATTACAAATAGACCTCCTTCAGCAGAATATCCATATGGATATTTTGTAGATGATTATGTTTATACTGGAAACGGAGATTTAGACGAACATAACGGAAGATTTACTAAAACTCCTGATTTCCCACAAGGATGTTATGCGTATTTCTCTACAATAGATAATTTAAACAATCCACAGTTCCCATTCTTTGTTGGAAACACATATAGATCTTTTGCTATTGAAGAAAATACCATAAACGGTAAATTACTTGATCAAACTACTTTTGAGTTTTCTACTTCGGATCTTATAAGAAATACGCAACCATATAACCTATTTGGTGATAATGTTAGTTACGACTATGTGTTCCAACCATATAGGGTCAATAATCAGGTTTCAAATCCAAGTAGTTTATTACAAGGTTCCGTAGAATCTATCAATATTGTAAATAAGGGTTCTGGTTATAGTATTGGTGAAAAATTAGTATTTGACACTACAGGAACTGGTGGTGTTGGATTAGATGCGGAAGTTTCAAAACTTCATGGAAAACCAATTGATAATATTAGTAGTTCTGTTACTACATTATCAAATCTTCCTATTGAACACACTAGAGATGGAGTTGTATTCAAAGTAACTCCGTATCATGAATTTGATGCTGAAAATACTGTAAATGTACTTGGTATATCAACTTATATTAAAAACTTAGAAGGATTTAAAAAGATTGCAGTTGCAGGTTATGGTGCATCTTTGACAGATGATGGTTATACTGGTATTATTACAGATATAAGAGTTAACTTTATTGCTCCTAATGTTGCAGTGGGTGACTCTATTGGTATTGGTACAGAAACTGCTAGAATTCTTGATTTCTTTCCTAGTGAAAAAATTGTTAGAATAGAAAGATACGCTGGTTTTACCACTGCTGCAGTAGGAGCTGCTATTACATATTTTACTAGTGAGTTTACAGTTCCTGTAGAAACAGATCCTTTTAATTCTAGATTTCAGGATTTAATATATTTCAACCCTAAAGAATCAGTCGGTGTTGGAACAACTGTTGGAATCTCAACTACTGTCAATGTATCTCTTAACGGAGTTACTAAACAGAGATCTATTCTTGCACAAACTTTACATCTGTTTAATCATGGTCTTAAAACTAATACTAAGGTCACCTTCGACAAACGAGGTAATACTGACCTTTTTGTTACTGATTCCATAAGTCCGTACACTGCTCCAAGTGCTTTGAGTGGTGATTTCTATGTTATCAATAAAACACCCAGTACAATCGGTCTTAAGACTAGTGTAGAAGGTCCTGCTTTATTCTTTACTACAACAGGCGATGACAAACCGAATTATTCATTAGTAACCAACTATAAACAGGAAACTGCAACTGTTAGAAGAAGTCAAGTGACTATTCAAACAACTGAGGATCATGGTTTAGAAGAGAATGATAGATTTGATCTAATTGTTAAGACAGGATTAACTACTGGTATTGGTACTTCTACAAGAGCAACAGTCAAACTAATTGACGGTTACACAGTTATTAATCCTTTAGATATTCCTACAAGCGGAGTTAATACTACAACTGGTATATTTACTATTGAGGATCATGCTTTAGAAACAGGATTTAAAGTTTTAATGTATGGTGCTGGTGGTATTCCGTCTCAACTTCCTAGTGGATTAGAACAAAGAACATATTTTGTTTTAAAAATTGATGCAGATACATTCCAATTAGCAAATACAGAAAAACAACTTCGTGCAGATCCACCTGAACTTGTTTCATTTGTATCTGTAGGACATACTGGGCAAAGTATTAATCCTATTAATCCACCAGTTACAGTATTCCGTGAAAATAATATTGTATTTGATCTTAACGATACTAGTTTACTTGGGTCAAAACTTAAGTTATTCTACGATAGAAATTATTTTAATGAATATGTTGGAACTGGATCTACTTCTAACTTAGAAGTTGTTGGATTTGGTACTGTTGGTATTGGAACTACAAATCCTGATAACATGCCATATAAGCAAGTTAATTTCAGTGATAGTCTTAAAGATACTATTTACTATGCAATAGAAAAAGGTGGGTATATAACAACTAGCGAAACTGATGTAGTAAATGGAAATGAAATTAAATATCAAGATAGCGGATTCAATGGAAAAGGATATATTGCAACTGGAGTAGCTGGAACTGTATTTACCGCTAACATTGGTGCAGAACCAGAAAAAGATCATTACACTCAAGATGACTGTGCGGAATTATATTATAGTCATACAGGTGCTGCTGCAACTGGTGGTGTATCAAAAATAAAAATTATTAATGGTGGATTTGGATTCCAGAGACTCCCTGCTGTAACTTCTATTGGATCTAGCGGAATTAGTGCGGAATTAGAATTATTTGGAAGTAATATCAACCTATTAGATGAGGTTAGTGTTCCTACAGATGTTTTTGGATATCCCTCTGATAATACATTAAAACCAGATGCATTCTTACCTAGAATTTTGTTAATTAAGAATGCTAATAAAGTTCTCTCTGCAAATGTAACATTTGGAGGAAGATCATATCTTAATGCACCTTCTCTTGTTGTATTTGATCAAACAACTGGAGAAATTATCACTAATGGTCTTCTTGTTGCAGAATTAAGTGATACTGCAGTAAACAGGGTAAATGTTGTTGTTGAACCTAGAGGTTTGACTGGTAACGATTATGGTATTGCACCTCTAAGAAATAGTAATGGTATTAGCGTTATTGAGGCAGTTTCAGATGTAGGAATTCTTACTTGTAAAATTACCACTCCCGTTCTTGGATATGATGTAGAACCATTCCAAGCTGGTGATATTGTTTATCTTGAGGGAATAGATTACACTGCTGGATCGGGAGATGGATTTAACTCTGGAGATTACAAATTTATTGATTTTACGATTGCTGATTATAATAGTGCAACTAATCCAAGAGAAGTTACATTCACTTATACAGGATTAACTACTAATCCTGGAATTGGTGCAACCGTAGTTCCTGGTTTTGGTCAAATTGTAAAATCTGAAGATCTTGCAAGATTTGAAGCAACTAAGTCATTCTCAGAGTTTAGAAGCAATGAACCATTAAGAAGAAACAATGATTTATTTACAGATTTGATAATGACCGATATTGATGTCAATGCTGGCATCATGGTTGTTAGTGGATCTTTAAATCTACAGGTTGACGACAAATTACTCGGAACCAATAGTGGTGATGTATGTGAAGTACAAGAAATAACAGAATTTGATGGATATTTTGAGATTTCACCTACAATTGATACAAATGTTGGTTGGTCAGATAATATTGGTTTAATTGGAGATAACAATCAATTTTTACCAGATAATGATTATTATCAGAATATGTCTTACGCTATTGAAAGTGAAAAGACATATGAAGAGTTAGTTACCTATGTTAACGATATTGTACACCCTGCAGGATTTAAAAACTTTGCAAATACTCAAATTTTAGCAACAGGTAACGCTGGTGAAACATTTATTCCTGCTAAAGATGCTGGTGGATTAGTTCTTGACTTTATTAATGATCCTCTTAGAGTAGATGCTATTTACAATTTTGATGTTGCTAGAGATGCGAACTCTGCTGATAATTTATCTAAATTCATAGAAATTGAACAAACAAGACTTGCAGACTTTATTTTATGTAAAACAAATAGAGTTCTTTTACATGATGATATTAGTCCTCAATTCATTAGTAATGAATCCAATGATTTGAGTGATAGTAGAGTTATTGCTGCTACTGTTGCTGGTAGATATTACTCAAGATATCTTGTTCAAACAATACATGATGCACAAGACCCACTTAAAAATCATTATCAATTGAATGAATTGATTCTTATTACATGTAATGAGGATACATACTTACTTCAAAAGAGTGCTCTTAACAATACAAACCAAGTTGGTTTAGCAACTGGATATGGTGAGTTCTTTGCTCAGTTTAATGTTAATAATGGACAAACACAAATAAGAATTAAACCTTACGAACCATTTGATACAAACTATGATATTAAGGCGTTCCAGCAAGGTTTTGCTGATAGTGTTGGTACTGGTCAAACTGAACTAGGTAATGCAGAAGTTAGAAGCGTTAATGCTAGTGTAGGAACAGGTACAACAACTGAGATTGTAGGAATTAATACAGTTAATTTAGCAGGTTATCATGCACATATTGCAGTTGTTAACAAAAATGATAATAAAGTAGATTATCATGAATTAGTCGGACAACATGATGGTGTTGATACTTATTTGACTGAGGTTGGATCATTTAACACTAGGCAAAGTCTTGGTGGATTATCCTCTCCACAGTTTATGGGTACATTTACTTCTGCTATTGAAAGTGGAGTTGTTAAACTTAAGTATATTCATAGTGAGGCACAA